TGAAGAGAAAGGCAAGGAAAAGGAATCCAAGAACAAGTGCCCGGCCGGGTTCCAGTTCGGCGAAGATTTTGACGACCATGTGGAGTGCGATGACTGCGATGTCTGGAAAGAGTGCATGAAAGAGGCAGAACAAGGATGAAAAGGACGAGAACACGGTCATCCAAGTTGGCCGAGTCAGTTAAGCGGGGCATAGTCCGACGTTCGACTGAGAAGACGGACGAAGATACCCTAAAAGGCCACATAAGTTCGGGCTGCGCTCTGCTTAACCTGGCTCTTTCCGATAAGGTGGGAGGCGGATTCGGTCTCGGGAAAATGACCAATATCATTGGAGATAGCAGTAGCGGGAAGAGTTTTTTGGCATTGTCCTTATTGGCGGAGTGTGCGAACTCGCCCCGTTTCGATGACTACACCTTGGTGTATGACGATGTAGAACAGGCGTGCGAGTTCGATATCAAGAAGTTGTTCGGTTCCCGCGCCGCCCAGAAAATCGTTCCCCCCATACCGGACCCCGAAGAGGACGAACCCGCCTATTCGGAAACTATCCAAGATTTCCACGCTAACGTATTTCGTTACCTCGACAGAGGGGACCCTTTCATCTATGTCCTCGACTCCTTGGACGCCCTGGACGCGGAAGAGGACCAGAAGAAAGCCCGGGAAATACTGAAAGCCCGGGAAACGGGAAAGGACATCACTGGGACCTATGGGATGGCCAAGCCAAAGGCCATGAGTTGGCTTCTGCGGCAGATTGTTTCCAAGGTGAAGAAGACCGAATCGGCCTTGGTGATAATTTCTCAGACCCGTGACGATATCAACCCCATGTCTTTCACTAAGAAGATCCGTTCAGGTGGGCGGGCATTGAAGTTTTACTGTACCCACGAAATTTGGTTAGCAGTAGCTTCCACGATCAAAAAGAAGGACCTCCCTGTCGGGGTTAATGTGCGGGTGAAGATTTCCAAGAACAAGTTGACGGGAAAGATGAGACAGGTCGAATTTCCATTGTATTATTCTTACGGGGTGGACGATATAGGGGCCTCGGTTGATTGGATGATCAAAACAAAAACATGGAAGAAAAAGGGCGGAAAATATGAGGCCCCGAGTCTCGGTCTGTCCGCAACTAAGAAAGGCTTGATCCGCGCCATTGAAGACGATCCAAATTTGAAGAAACGACTAGACCGGGAACTCCAAGAGACTTGGGATGAGATTGAAAGGAGCTTGGATCTCGGAAGAAAGCCGAAATACTCATGACCACACTTGTCATCGATTGCAACAACCTGGGGTATGCGGCGGCCTACACAACGGGATCCTTTTCCTTTGGAGGCCACCCCACTGGGGTTATCTATGGATTCTTGTCTCAGGTCTTATCCTTGAGCGGTCGATTTCAGACTTCCCGTTTTGTGTTTTGTTGGGACTCCCGCCAGTCTTACCGAAAGTTGATCTATCCCAGATACAAGGAGAATCGTCACAAGAAGAACTTATCCGAAGAGGAGCAGGAAAATCTTCGAATCATATTTCACCAATTTCAACAGTTGCACCAGGAGATTTTACCGAAGCTCGGTTTCAAGAATAACTATCGACAGACTGGGTATGAGGCTGATGATTTGATCGCTCACGTTGTCCAGAGATTCCCAGGCAACCACGTCATAGTCAGTTCGGACAACGACCTTTGGCAATTGATCGATCTGGGGCACGATACTTCCACAGTTATTTTCAATCCCAGAAAGAAAAACATCCTTGACCACGGGCGTTTTATGTCCTCCTTTGGGATCCCCCCTCGAAAATGGGCGGAGGTCAAAGCCATTGCCGGGTGCTCCTCGGACAACGTTGAAGGGATTCCGGGGGTCGGGGAAAAGACCGCCATCAAGTACCTTACAGGGGGCTTGACCAAGGGAAAGGTGTACCAGAAAATCGTGTCTTCCGATCCGATTATTCGAAGGAACAGGGAATTGGTCTATCTGCCTTTCGCCGCAAAGATCCCTATCAAAATCAAGAGGCTTTACCACCATGAGGTTTTTTCTCCTGATAGGTTTGTCGAAGTATTTGATCAGTTTGGGTTCGAGTCCTTCCTGGAAAGAGATAAATTCAGAAGATGGGTCAGGGGGTTTTGTGATGCCTAAAGGAAAGAGGATTTTGGTGTCTAGTGCGAAGGCGAAAGGAAGACATCTTCAGAGGATGGTAGCGGCCAAGATCTCGGAGTTGACGGGTCTTGCCTATGGAAAAGATGAGCAGATTGCCCCTCGGGAAATGGGCCAGAGTGGGGTGGATATCCGTCTAGTCGCCGATGCTAAGTATCGTTTTCCCTGGTCGGTGGAGTGTAAATTCCAGGAGACTTGGTCGGTTCCCGCTTGGATTCAGCAGGCCGAGACTAATAGAATGCCGGGCACCGACTGGCTGTTGGTGATGAAGAAGGCGCGAAGGGATCCCGTGGTTGTTCTTGATATGGATGTTTTCTTTGATCTCCTCCGCCTTATACCCGGCGAAAAGAAGGGGCGCAAATAATGATCGAATCAATCAGGATCAAGAATTTCCAAAGCCATGAGGATACCATTCTCCGTTTCTCTAGCGGCGTTAATGTGATAGTGGGGTCCTCCGATTCGGGCAAGTCCGCCATATTGAGGGCGATGATCTGGGTGGCACAGAATCGACCTTCGGGGGACTCCTTCATGTCCTGGGGTCAGAAGGAAACCTCCGTAACTCTAGGTGTCGACCATCTCCAGGTAACACGATCGAAAGGGTCTAGTAAGAACGAATACCGGATCGAAGGGCAAGAAATGGACCAGGTTTTCACTGCCTTTGGCCAAGATGTGCCCGATGATATATCCCGAATTTTGGGAATTGAGGATCTCAATATCCAAAGACAGATGGATGCCCCCTTTCTGCTCTCTGATTCTTCGGGGGAGGTTGCCCGGCGGTTAAATTCTGTGGTCAATTTAGACAAGATTCACACCAGCCTGTCCAATATCGCCGCAATTAAGAGGGAAGAGACACGCGAATTGTCTTTTGTGGAAGAAGAACAGTCTAGGGCGCAAGAAGAGACAAGACAATATTCTTGGATTCCGGACTTCGAGGCCAAGTTAGGCGTAGCCTCTCACGCGTTCCAGTCACTGAAAGGCGTCTCGCTCAAACTATCAGAATCCAGATCCTTGTTAGATGACTGGAGAGGTTTGGCCACTCAGTTGGAAAAATTCGACGAAACAGAGCGCCTCGCTGCAAGAGTGGACAAAGCCATGTCTCATCTTAGCCATATCGAGCGCACCAGAAAACAGTTAGACGAGATCAATGCATTAATACAAGAATGGACCAGGGCGAAGAATCAAAAGAAAAAACTGACCCACATATCCCGGCTCAAGGACAAGATCGAAAAGGCTCTTGGGATCCACAGTGAACTGAAACAGGTTATCCGGAAAGAAAAGCAAGCCACTTCCCTGATCTATCAGATGGAAGAAGTTAGTGATGATCTACGGGTGGCGAAAACTGACTACGAGCAAGCTAGTCGGGAGTTTGATGAGAAGATGAGCGGTCTTCGCGAATGCCCCTTGTGCGGTTCGGTTTTGGAGGCTTAGGATGAGGAAAAGGACCAGACGGACTAAGCAGAGTGAGATTGGAAGAGTGGATTGTATTTTCACAGCAGACTGGCACTTGCGCCTATCCACACCATCATGCAGAACGGATGAAGACTTCTTTTCCAACCAGATTTCTAAAGTTGCCCAAATCTTGGAGTTGTCTCGTGAGAATGGTCATTGTCCCGTCGTGGTCGCAGGGGACGTGGGCCATAGGCCCCAATGGGAAAATCCCCTCCTTGCCGAAGTTCTCATTTTGCTAGGGGGGCACAGGAAAGTTCCCCTTTGTCTTCTTCCCGGTCAGCACGATCTGCCTTACCATGTCTTGGCCCATTGGTGGAAAGGGGGTTTAGGTGTTTTGAACACCCTTTCGAATGTCTCGGTCTTCCATAATCCGGGACAGGTAAGAGTATACCTCGGTTATGGCCTTCATTTCTTCCCTTTCGGTTGCGAGATTCGTCCCCCGAAGGTCGAAAGCGGCAATCATAGACGAGTAGCGATAGCGCACACAATGGTATATAAGGGGAGGCCCGAATGGCCGGGGCAAGACAAACAAGGAAACACAGCCAAGAACCTCCTGAAAAGTCATCCTGAGTACGACCTGATCGTCACCGGCGACAACCACGTGACGTTCGTGGAGACTTACGAGGACAGACTCTTGGTCAATCCAGGATCTTTATTGAGGGCGACAGCGGATCAGGCCAACCACCGACCTTGTGTTTTCTTGTGGGATGCCGAGAGGAACCAAGTGATGCAAAAATTCTTAAAGGTCAAGAAAGGAGTGATAGAGACGGAACGAGTGGAGAGGGAACAGAAACGGAATGAAAGAATTGAGGCGTTCGTCGCCCGACTGGGTCAGCAGGAGAAGGACGTGAGCCTGTCCTTCGAAGACAACCTCAAGAAGTACCTATCAGAGAACAAGGTGCCCAAATCAGTTTCCAGAAAGATCTGGAACGCAGTGGAGGACTAAAAATGGATCAGATCGCCGACGAATTGATCAGGATGAAGAAGAAAGTCCAGAAAAGCCTCATCGAGAAGGCCGAACTGGAAGGCCGTCTCAAGGGAGTGAAAGACCAAGCCAAGGAGAGGTTTGGCGTGAACAACATCACTGAACTCAAGGAACTCCGGAACCAATTAGAAGAACAGGTAGACAAATTGGTCGATGAGGTGGAAGGAATGGTCGAGGAACTGAAGGAAGAATTCGAAAGGATCCAACAGCCATGAATCTCGAAACGGAATTGAAGGAGCTGAGGACCGCCCTGGAGCAAGAAAAAGGGAAGTTCGCCGAAATACAACGCCGCCTGGACCAGCTTCGAGACCGAGCCGTGGGGCTGGAAAGAGAAGTGATGAGAACCCTAAAGGCCCAGGCCATCCTACAACAAGTGGCCCAGAAGACTCAACAGGAACTCCAGTACCGAATATCTGAGTTGTGCTCCTTGGCCTTGTATGGAGTGTTCGAGGAGCCATACGAGTTGGTACTGGAATTCGTGGTCCGAAGAGGGAAGACGGAAGCCGATATCTATTTCTTGAGGGATGGGGAGAGGGTTGACCCCTTGACAGCTGCAGGGGGAGGAGTGGTGGATGTGGCATCCTTCGCCCTACGGATGGCTCTGTGGACATTGAAACAACCCAGGAGCCGCAACGTGATCCTCCTCGATGAGCCGTTCCGGTTCGTGTCCCGGGAACTGCAGCCCAAGGCCAGTGCAATGCTCAAGGAACTATCCAGAAGGCTAGGCGTACAGTTCATCATGGTTAGCCATAGCACCGATCTGGTCGCGGCGGCAGACAAAGTGTTCGGATGCGCCCAGAACTCAAAAGGAATCAGCATCGTCAAAGAAGCGGAATGATGCCCACCTCTCCCCGCATGATAGGCCGCTGCGAACACTGTGGCCGAACGTACCCGAAAACCTCCTCCCGTTGTCGGTTCTGTCCCCATCCCGCCTGTCAACGCGACCGGCAGGAAAAGAAGAAAGCCCGCCTCCGCCAATACTCCCTCCAATGGCGAAGCCCCCGGCGCGCGAGAACAAAGAAACGCCTCCGCCCCTGCCGCTCCAAGGACCTCCTCGGCTACAGCCACCCCGAGTGCGACGGCTACATTCACAATGACAATTGGTGGTTCTGCTCCCTGTGTATTACAAAGCGAAATGAGGTCCTGGCCGACAAAGACGAAAGGACGGACGGGGAGTACCTCTTCTGGACATAAAAAATTCCCACCATAAAATTTGACCCATCCCCCCGAATTCATTATAATATCCTAATATAACAGATAACGAAGACATGGAAGCAAAGAAATGACCAGAACCAAGAAAAATGGAAACAACAAGAAAAACAACACCTTAGCCCCGAAAGATGCCCGAGGTAAATACTATCTCACTGAGGAACAGGTGATACAGGTAGAAGCCTTGGCCGCCGCAATGCCCCTACACTTTATCGCGGATTACTTTGGTATTGGACAAGAGACCTTTGCCCGGATACGGAAAGAAAACCCAGAGGTTGACAGAAGATATAAAATCGGGTTGGCCAGAGCGGTGAAAGACCTTTCCAGTAACCTGCTCCAAGACGCGCGCAATGGGGATAAGGTGGCCCGCATGTTCTGGCTCAAGACACGGGCTGGATTCCGTGAGACGAACAAGGTGGAAGTCACGGGACAGGGCGGAGGGCCCGTGCAGGTGGATGTGGGGGTGAAGTTGCGATCCCTAGACCTATCGGACTTTACGGACGAGGAGTTGGCCCTGGCTGAGAAGCTAGGCCTACAGGTTAAACAGAAAGACAAGGCGGACGAAAACTAGACATGCCTCGCACCCAGACAAGAAGAAAACCCATTTGTATGATGCGCAGGACGCGTTTCTCGTCCGCTATGGAGAAAAGGCGTAAGTTCAAACTCCTCGTCTCCCACCCGGAACGCGCCACGGCGGAAAGATGCCGAAGGTCCTTTCCTTACTTCATTCGTACCTTTTGGGATGAGGTTTCCCCGGACGCATTGAAATGGAATTGGCACATAGACGTGTTGTGCGAGGAGTTGACCGGGTTGGCTGAACGGGTGGCGAAAGGCCTGCCCAAGAAACATGACCTGGTCATAAACGTCCCCCCGGGCACTACGAAATCCATCACCTGCAGCATTATGTTCCCAGTGTGGTGTTGGACGAGGTGGGAATGGATGCGGTTCATCACCTGTAGCTATTCGGGCGCTCTGTCCTTGGAGCATGCGGAGTATAGCAGGGAGTTGGTCCGGTCCGATACTTTCCAGAAACTCTTCCCCGACCTCTCTATTAAATATGATAAGGATACAAAGTCGAATTTCCGTATCCAGAGAAAAACCCTGGACGAGAATGGACAGGAGAAGATCATAATCGGCGGCAACCGTTACAGTACCTCAGTGGGCGGTACCTTGACTGGGTTCCATGGCCATGTGTTGATCGTAGATGATCCCCTGGACCCACAACGGGCCGTCAGTGACGTCGAGGTCAAGAAAGCCAACCGATGGATCGAACAAACTCTCAGCACCCGTAAAGTGAACAAGGCCGTCACCCCGACCATCCTTATCATGCAGCGGCTTCACCAGAATGACCCCTCGGGCCACCTGTTGGCGAAGGAGAAGAAGAACCTTCGGCACGTCTGTCTGCCCGGCGAAATCCGCCATTATCGCGAGGAGGTCAAGCCCACCCACCTAGTAGAGCGGTACGTAGATGATCTCCTCGACCCGGTGCGAATGGACTGGGATGTCTTGGAGGAGATGGAACAGGACTTGGGACAGTATGGTTATGCAGGCCAAGTGGGCCAGCGCCCCACACCCCCGGGTGGCGGCATGTTCAAGGTGGATATGTTCGAAGTCGTTGATCACATTCTGTCCCCGCCCGTGAAGACGGCTCGCTATTGGGATAAGGCAGGGACGCAGGACGATGGGGCCTTCAGCGTGGGCGTTAAGATGTCTCAACTTAGGAATGGAAAGTTTCTCATCCATGATGTCAAACGCGGTCAATGGTCATCGGACATAAGGGAACAGCACATCCGCAGCAGGGCGGAAGCGGATGGACGGGACGTGACGGTGTGGATTGAGCAGGAGCCCGGCAGCGGGGGCAAGGAGAGTGCAGAGAGCACCATTAAGAACCTGGCCGGTTTCGTGGTCTACGCGGACCGCCCCACGGGGGACAAGGTTTACCGCGCCGACCCATACAGTGTTCAGGTCAACTCTGGGAACGTCCTCCTGCTGAGGGGGGATTGGAATAGGGACTTTATCGAGGAACACCGTTTCTTCCCCTTCAGCACATACAAGGACCAAGTGGACGCGGCCGCAGGGGCCTTCGCCAAGTTAACGAGCAAGAAAAAGCGAGTGGGTACATTCTAATGACGAGACGAGTGACGGATTTATCGGCAGAGAGGCGGCGGAAGTTGACCAGGGAATTGTTCAAGATCGCCTCGGTCATTTCCAAACGGTCGGACCTCGCGGGTCGCCTCGGCAAGTCCTTCATGAAGACCACCGGGACCTTTGCTCGCGAACTGTACACAGCCCTTGGCTATCTGGTCAACCCCACGTATGAGGACTATGAAGCGTGTTACTCTAGGCAGGACATCGCCTCGACCATCGTAGACATCCCCGCGGAGGGGAGTTGGGAGTTGGAGCCGGTCATTACGGACAGCGTAGACCCGGGGCAGAGTGCCTTCGACAAGGCGTGGGTGGAGTTGAATTCTCGCGTTGGCGTCATCCAAACCCTGGTCAAGGCGGACAAACTCGCGGGCATCGGTTGTTACGGGGTGGTTCTGTTGGGATTCTCGGACGGGGCGGAACTGAGCCAACCGATCACACTCAACAAGAATAACGACCTGCTCTTCTTGCGGCCTGTGAGCGAAGGCGATGCCATGATAAAGAAACTGGAGACGGACACAACCGATCCCCGCTATGGGCTGCCCCTTTACTACGAGATCAACCTCGGGGGCAGTACGACCAAGAGCACCAACGTGAGGGTCCACTGGTCACGGGTGATCCATATTGCGGAGGGGGCCCTGAAGGATGAGATTTACGGAACGCCACGGTTGAAGAAGGTCCTGAACCGTCTATTGGACCTGGAGCGGGTCGCGGGCGGCTCCAGTGAAATGTTCTGGCAAGGGGCGTTCCCTGGGTTCGGGATCATTGCGGATGCCGATGCCGAGTTCGACTCCGATGCCAAGGAGGACATCGAGGACGAACTCGAAGAATATGTCCATGGCCTCAAGCGTTACCTCAAGCTCCAGGGGGTCAAGCTGGAGAGCCTCACCCCTCAGGTCGAGTCCCCGAAGGATCACGTGGACATCCAATTGACCCTCATCGCGGCCGCCACGCGAATCCCGAAACGGATATTGATAGGGAGCGAGAGGGGGGAGTTGGCTTCCTCCCAGGATGAACGCGCATGGGCTCGCTACAAGGACCTGCGGAGACGCAAATTCGTGGAGCCCCGCATCCTTCGCCCCTTCATCAATCGATGTATTGAGGCGGGGGCGCTCCCCGAGCCCGAGGGCGGGGAGTACCGCGTGGAATGGCCGGAGATAATGGTGTTGACCGAGGAGGACAGGGCAAAGGTCGGGGAAAAGAAGGCCAACGCCCTCGCTAAATACGCCTCCGCACCCGGGGCGGATATGGTAATGCCCCCGGATGTGTTCTTGAAAGAAATCATGGAACTGGACGATGATCAAATAACCGCCATTATGGAAGAGCTTGCGGGGCAGTTGAAAGGGGAAGAGGAGGTCCCGGAAGAGTAATGGAAGCCCTGGCCCACATACATGACCATGGAACCGCGCGGGGCATGTCCTTTAACAGCGTCCTCCGCCAGGATCCCACCCGCACCACTCAACTCCGTGCCCAGTTCATGGCGGACGTGAACCGCAGGTTCCGCGCCCTCCAGAAGCTCATCCGCCTGGTCGTCGGGGAGCGGGATTGTTTCGGGCTAGGGAACATGAGGGCCCTGGTCCTGGACCCGCAGGAGGCCGCCCGTTTAGTACAGACGAGGGCATTCGCTTTCGGTACCTCACGGGAGAAGGTCGAGAGGTTCATGTCTTGGCTCCAGGAGCAAGAGAAGCTAGGAATTCTCGAAGTGATCACTCGCCCCGGCACCCGCCCCGGAGTGGAGGAGGTCTGGACGGATAAATACATCCAGACCGCTTACCAGAAGGGCATCATCCGTGCGAGGAAAGAACTAGAGAAGGCGGGTTACACAGTGGGTCCGGCGGAGGTGGAAGGGCTGCCCGGGAGGATTTCCGGGGCCTTCCTACAACCAGTCCACGCGGATAAGGTCGGGATGTTGTTCTCCCGTACCTTTTCAGAACTGAAGGGGATCACGGCGGCGATGGATCAGTCGATTTCCCGCATTCTCGCCACTGGTATAGCCGAGGGGCGCAATCCCATGGAGTTGGCCCGGGACATCAACGCGCAGGTCAAGAAGATCGGGATAAACCGGGCGCGCACCATGGCGAGGACGGAAGTGATCCGCGCCCATCACGTGGCCACTGTCCAAGAGTACCGCCTCGCGGGCCTCGAAGGAGTACGGGTCAAGGCCGAGTGGGCGACGGCGGGTTACGACGTATGCCCGATATGCGAAGCATTGGAAGGGAAGGTGTTTTCGTTGGATGAAATTGAGGGGATGATCCCAGCGCACCCAAACTGCCGATGTGTTGCCCTTCCCTTAACCAGACATACGCCAAGGACCAGAGGAAGACGATAACGAGTGGAGGAATAACACACAATGCCTATACCGAGACCAAGAGCAGGAGAGGCCAAGGACGAGTTCATCTCTCGTTGTATGTCCAACGCGACGATGGTGAACGAGTACGGGCAGGATCAATGGTATGCCATCTGTAACCAGGCATGGGAAGACCGCCGCTCCGTCTCTTCCAGTATGAAGATCATTCCGACCGCCCATGCCAATGTGAAGACCCGGATGGAGTCCCTCGATGGCCGGACCCACGTTGTCGTTCCTATGGTGGCACTGGTGGAGGGGGTTCACTGCGGATCCGAGGGCTGCAATTTGTACCTCAAGGAGGAGTTAGGCAAGTTCGTCGAGGCGTGGAACGGGGTGCCTATCCCCGTGATGCATCCACAGAGGGGGGGCGAGTACACCTCCGCCAATATCCCCGAGGTGCTAGAGACACAGGTGGTCGGCCGTTTCTTCAACGCCCGTTTCGAGGAAGGCAAACTTAAGGGCGAGGCATGGATAGACATCGAGAAAGCCAAGTCGATTTACCCCGATCTGTTGACGATGCTAAACTCCTCGGCCCGCCTGGAGGTGTCTACGGGGCTGTGGTCCGATGATGAGATGGTGACGGGGGAGTGGAACGGGGAGCGTTACGAGGCGATAGTAAGGAATATCCGTCCTGACCACATTGCCCTCTTGCCGGGGGCGGAAGGGGCATGTAGTTGGGAGGACGGATGCGGGGTCAGGGCAAATCAGGACAAGAAAGGAGGGGAAGGCATGAATGTAGATGAGGTGGTCGGTGAATTGGAAAATAAGGCCGGGGGCAAGGGGAAGATCCGAGAATTCTTCGGGATCCTAGCCAAGAAACTAGGATTCCGCGCCCAGGAACTTTCTCATGACGAGATCCGGTCCAAGCTCCAAGAGGAGGTAGACAAGTTGGATGTGCCCCCGTCCGAATCCCCGTCCATTCTCCATTATGTGGTGGACGTGTTCGACGATTATTTCGTGTACGAGAAGAGGCAGAGTGATGGGGATTCGGAACTATACAAACAGGAGTTCGAGGTACGGGAGGATGGATCGGTCGCGCTCAAGGGCCAGCCCGAGAAGGTGATGAAGAACGTCGAGTATGTCCGAGCGCAAGGCAAGGTAGTGGCGAACTTTGACAAGAAACCGAAAACTGGACAAGGAGGAGAACAAATGGGATGTTGTGAGGAGAAGATTCAGGCATTGATCGAAGGCGGCAAGTTCGCGGAGGAAGAGCGCGAGTGGCTGTCCACCCTGGAGGAGGACAAGATTGACAAGTTGCTCGCCCTGGCCGAGGGGAAGAAGGATGATGCGGATGCTGCGAGTCAGCCCAAGGACGAGCCCAAGGACGATCCTACGGCTAATCAGCAGCAGACTACGGGCGACGGCGGGGATTCGGCTACCGGGGACGTCGAGCCCAAGGACAAGAAGCCCCTGGACGTTAACCAGTTTCTGGAAACGGTCCCGGCGGAATTTCGTGAGGTTCTCGAATCGGGGGTCAAGATGCACAGGGAGAGAAAAGAATCCTTGGTCAAAGCCATCCTGGCCAACGAACGGAACAAGTTCACTCAGGAGTACCTCCAGGAGCGCTCCATCGATGAGCTTGAGGCCCTCGCGGCCCTCGCCATCAGGGACTATTCCGCACGCGGCATCGCGGAACCCCCGAACGATGGGACCAAGGCCAACGTCCGTAGGAATGATGGAACGGGTGTCCCGGAGATGCCCAAGATGTTTGCACAGGACAACAAGTAAACTCAACCCGAGAAAGAAAGAGAGAAGGAGGTAACTAAACATGGCTTTCAGGACTATTGTATTGAAAGGTGATCCGATCAGGAAAGAGGCCAAGGCTGGTGGCACCATTACCCCTGGGCACCTCTTGTATTACAGCGCGGCGGACACGGTGAAGGTCCATGCCAGTTCGGGCCAGCCCACAGGGGCTATGTTCGCCATCGAGAATTCCCTGGAAGGTGGCGAAATCGGGGACGATTACTCCACCGGGGACCGCGTCCAGTACGTCCACGCGAGGCCGGGCGATGAGATCTACGCTTGGCTCAAGGACGGTGAGAACGTGTCTGTTGGGGACTATCTCCAGAGTGGGGGCAACGGGGACTTGATCAAGTACGTGGCCTCCTCGGCTGGTAAGATAGAGTACCCGAACAGCATCGTAGCCGTGGCGTTGGAGGCGGTGAATCTGTCGGCTTCCTCGAACACGACCCACGGAAGGATCAAGGTTGCAGTAGTGTAGTCGCGGTAACGAATAACTGAATCTCATATGTGGAAAAGGAGGAATGAGAATGGATTATTTTATTGAAGGCAAAGCTCATGGCCCTGTAGCCCATAGGCTTCTTGCGAATGGAATGAACGTGAATGCCTTGCGGACCAACGACACCTTGCTCTATGATGAGTGGAAGCAGATCGACAACGCCGTTGTCAAGGCCGCTCTCCGCCGCGCGGTAGGTGTCGCGGATCTCCAGGCCGCTGGTTTGACTTATGGCGGATTCAATGGGATGGCGAAGACCGTCCTCGGGTATCAGGATGCGAGCGATATCTCCGACGCCAACATGAACATGGACGGCGTCAACGAAGGGGATCGTGACCGGATGGAATTTGATATCCATTACCTCCCGTTGCCCATTATCCATAAGGATTTCTCTTTCAGCATTCGGGAGATCAACGAGAGCCGCAACGGGTCCATGCCTCTGGACACCAGTATGGCGGAGATGGCAGCGACCAAGGTGATCGAGAAGGTGGAAAGCATCATCTTCGCTGGGGCCAGTTCGTACAAGTTTGGCGGCGGGACCCTCTACGGCCTGTCCGATTACACCAACGTGAACTCGGTTTCCCTGTCGACCAATTGGGACGCGAGCGCGAAGACCGGAGCGGATATCGTCGATGATGTTCGGTCTATGAAACAGGCGTCGATCAACGACCGTTTCTTCGGCCCCTGGAACCTGTACGTGCCCACGGCCTACGAGACGGTGCTGGACGATGACTATGCCAGCGGCTATCCCAAGACCATCCGTCAGAGGATCCTGGAGATTGACGGTATCCAGTCGGTTAAGGTTTCCGATTTCTTGGCGGCCAATACCGTGATCCTGGTCCAGATGACCCCGGACGTGATCCGCCTCGTCGAAGGCCTGCCCATTACCACGGTTCAGTGGGACACCGAGGGCGGAATGAAGGTGCGGTTCAAGGTCATGGCCATCATGGTTCCGCAGATCCGGGCTGCCCAGGATGGCAAGTGTGGTGTCGTGAAATTGGCCTAGTGTTTAAGGCCTTTGTCCTAACCAAGGAAGGAGGTTTTCGCAATGCCTATTTGGAGAGTGAAGAGTGGTAAGTATTACCGGCGAGGAGAGGTAGATGGACAGACTCAGTTAATATGTCATTGTCCTGGGGACACCTTCGAGGCGGAAGAGTGGGAAGTAAAGGGGGTGTTGTCTCAGTTAGAAATGGTAACGCCCCCTTCCCCTCCCCCCGCCCCGGCGCCCGGCCTCGTGAAGAGGGGGATCGAAGAGGACCAAGGGGACTGGTTCGAGGTGATAAACCCGGCCACTGGAGAGCCCATTAACGATAGGCCATTGACTGAGGAGGAAGCCGATGCCCTCATTAACAAAGAAGCCGGTGAGGAGAACACGGCGGAAGACCAAGACTCGGAGGACCCGGTCCCAGGGCAGGACGAATAGGTGGCATCCTCCGAGAATGTGGCCGGAACGCACCGTGTTTATCCTTGGTGGTGGACCGAGCCTCCTCAAAACGGATCTTCGCCCCCTGTACCGAGGGCAGAGGGTTATCGGGGTGAATAACGCCTTTGAGTTGGGTCCATGGGTAGATGTATGTCTCTTTGGTGACATTCAATGGTTTCACTGGAATCTAGAATCTCTGAGGAGGTTCGGGGGGTTGGTGGTTTCGGCACATCCAGGAACATGGCCTGCGTGGGTTAAGCCGATGCTTCGAGGCAAGCCTGAGGGGATCGAAACCCGCCGTGGATTCCTATCATGGAACCGTTCCAGTGGCGGGGCGGCAGTGAACCTCGCCGTCCACCTCGGGGCGAAGCGCATAGTGTTAATTGGCTATGATATGCGATTAGTGGACGGGAAGAAGAATTGGCATAACAAACATAAGGAAAGGCCCCATGATCCTTTCGAGAGGTTTTTGCGGCCGTGGAAACTGATCCGGGCGGATTGTGCGAAATTGGGGGTGGAGATTTTTAACGCCACGCCCGGAAGCGCCTTAACCCTGTTCCCTTTCGTTACGGTGGAGGAGATGGCGAAATGAGAACGTCAGAATCCTATTTCTATGATATGAAATGCTCGGATCTTAACCATGTGCCTAATCCTGAAACCTTTCTTGAGGAGATCATAATGGGGGATTCTATTAATAAGATTTCGCACCCAGATTTCGCAAGCCGATCCAGCGCATCTAACCAATCGTGTTGTTTTGTGTCGGCCGAAGGGGCGGTTGTTAAGCCCCCTGTCCGCATAGGTCGGGGCGTGGTCATCGACCGAGGGGTGCTCATCGAGGAAGGCGTGTTTATTGGGCACAATACTGTGGTGAGGGAAGGGGTGAAACTGTACCGAGGGGCTACTGTCGGCCATAATGTAGTGATCGAAGCCTTTACTTCTATTGGCGAAGAGACGACCATCCAATCCCAATGCCACATCACCAAGAATGCGGTCATTGGCCCTTGTTCCTATTTCGGCCCTTGCGTCGTCATGATCAATGACCAGACCCTGTCTTCAGTCAAAGGCCGCCCGGGAACCCCCCGCTTAGTGGGTCCCCGCATCGGTCGTGGGGTACGTATCGGGGCGGGGGCCCTCATTATGCCCGGAGTTAGCATAGGGGACAACGCCTTCATCGGGGCAGGCAGCGTAGTGACCAAAGACGTGCCCTCGGGGCAGATGTGGTTCGGCTCCCCGGCCACCTATCGAAGGGAGGTGCCGAAGGATGAATGGATATGAACTGCCGCGCCTAGCCTGTGCGTACCGAAGGGGGGCGGGATATGTCCCCCAGTCGGTGGCGAGACTCCGTTCTAGCGCGGACCTTCACGTGCGTTCGGACTACGCCTGGGATTTTGTCTGTGTGACGAATGAACCCGATCATCCTCTGTTCGCTCAGGAAGACATAGTCACGGTGCCGATGCTGAATGATTTCCCCGGATGGTGGTGTACAACGGAGCTTTTTCGCCTGAAGGGGCCGGTGGTCGTGGTTGGGCTGGATACGGTGTTTGTCGGCGACATAACCCCCTTATTCGAGATGGCGGTGAATTGCCCTTCCGACGAATTTTACATGATCCGACCTTTTAACCCGAGGGAGAAATGGGCTTCGGGCATTATGATTTGGAATGGGGACTGGGAATGGATGTTCAGTTCCTTCAACCCCTCGATCGAGATCCCCTTATATGACCTGGAGCAACGGAGAGTGTGGGACAAGATCGAAGGCATGGGCCTTACCATTCGATGCGTTCAAGACGAATTCCTCGGCGTCTACAGTTATAAGCACCACTGTAGGTCTCGGGGGAGGCCCCCGAAGGATGCCCGAGTGATTCTTTTCCATGGCCAACCGCGCCCAGATCAGTGTTCCGAACCGTGGATAAGACGTAACCAGGGGGAGATTTGAGACATGGAACAGGATCTTCATATCATCTTGGTGACCGGAGCTGCGAGGTCGGGCACATCTATGGTCGGGGGCGTCCTGGATCGGTGTGGCGCGTATGGCGGAGTCTTGGCAGGTCCCACAGGAGCAAACCGGCGGGGGATGTTCGAGAATAACGAGATCCGTGAAAAGATCCTCAAGCCCTATCTCAAATCTATTGGATGCGACCCCATGGGGCAAAGCGTCCTTCCCACCAAAGAACAACGATGGGCCTACACGAAGGAACAGGCCGAGAAACTGCGCAAAGACGTCCTCTCAGTGTTCGTCAGACAGGGATGGGACCAGAAATCCCCCTTATTCTACAAAGGGGCGAAGGTGTGCCTTGTTTGGCCCTTGTGGGCCGCCGCCTTTCCCGAAGCCAAATGGATTGTGGTTAGGAGGGACGCGGAATCCATCGTGCTGTCCTGCCTGAAAACTGGGTTCATGAGGGCGTTTACCTCCCGAGCAGGGTGGCTGGCCTGGGTCGCCATACATGAAAGTGTGTTCGAGGAGATGATCGACCACGGGTTGGATTTGGTTGAAGTATGGCCCGAGAGGATGATCAATGGGGATTTCACTGGGATGCAGAACACAGTTAACCGCGTAGGGTTGGAGTGGAGGGAAGACCCTGTGAGAGATTTCATTTCGCCCGAGCTATGGCATTTTCGTGGTAGGCAGAGGGGGATTTCACTATGAGCACGCGGGTCACTGATGCCGAGGTAAAGAGGATCGTTGATACGTCCATCGACACGACCCCCTTTATCCAGGCCGCAAATTTGGTAATCACAGAAAAGCTAGGGTCGGAGGGCCTCGGTTCGGCCCTCCTGAAGGAGATCGAGAGGTGGTTCGCCGCACATTTGGTCGCGGTTCGGGACCCCATGATTCGCCAAGAGAAGGTAGGGGATGCCACGATCACTTATGACCGCCCGACACCCGGGAAAGGCCTGGAGTCCACCATGTACGGGCGACAGGTGTTGATGCTCGATACCTCGGGCGTCCTCGCAAGCCTGGGGAAGAAGAAGATTTCCCTTGAAGCCCTCGACTACACAGACGGGGGGACATAATGCCCACAGCGATTGGATCTCGACAATTAAACCAAACCGCCACCTATTGGGGCAATCCATCGAGTGATGGTTGGGGGGTGGACACATTCGATTCGCCCGTCTCGGTCTCTGTCCGCTGGGAAGATAAACAGGAGATGTTCATTGATGAGAATGGGCAGGAGAAGATTTCCAAGGCCGTTGTGTTCTTGTCCCAAGACGTGGATGTGGGGGGATGGTTGTATTTAGGGACTTCCACGACCTCGAATCCCAAAGATGTCTCCGGGGCGCGGAAGATCTCTGCCTTTGCCAAGATCCCCTCCCTGTCCGGCGCGAACTACATGAGGAAAGCATGGCTGATATGATCACAGGAGTGGACCGGGCGATAAAGGGCCTGGAATTGGCGCAGGAGGAACTGAACCAAAGGTTCCGCGCGGGACTCCTCGACGCAGGCCTAAACGTCCGCCGTTGGGCACAGCAGGATTGCCCACGTCGCACGGGCAATCTCCGCTCCAGTGCATACACGCTGCTGATCCCAGGGCAGAAGGCCTCCCCCGCTCCAAGATTCACGGGGGAAGACGCCGCCCGGTTGTCCGCCGATCATTCTAAGGTCATCTCTCAAGCTAAATCGAAGTTGGCGGGCCTGGGCAAGGTGGTGGTCGAGCTGGGATTCACTGCCTATTATGCGGTATTCGTTCACGAGACGAATAAGAATTACCGCAAAGGGAGTTGGAAGTATTTGGAAAAAGCCCTGGCTCGGACTAATGCCATTCGTCGCATAATCGTAGCTCGGATGAAAGGAGGACTCGGATGAATCCGCCTTCTGAAGACATAAAGGACATCCTGGAACAGAGTTCGGTGGGAGTGGGGACTTTCGGCACTGATCTGTTCATCGGCCGAGAACCAGACTCACCGAACGACTGCGTGACGATATATGATACGGGCGGCCAAGAACCTGTGATGAACTACACTTACGACTATCCTACGGTTCAGATCCGGGTCCGGGGAAGTCGGATGGGGTATAAGGCGGCATGGACGAAGGCGAACAGTATCAAGGAAGCCCTAAACGGTCTCACGAACGAGACCTGGAATTCGACAAGGTACATCCAGATTGAGGCCATGGGGGATCCCCTCTTTCTGGGATATGATAAGGAACAGAGGCCGGTTTTTGTGATAAACTTTTCAATCCAAAGAACAGCATAGAAGGGAGGAACTGATTATGAGCAATGCTTTTTCTGGCGTAGGAGCCGAATTCAAACGAGGTGATGGGGCGAGTAACGAGAGCTTCACGGTTATTGCGGAAATCAACTCCATCGATGGTCCCAACAAATCGAGGGACACCATTGACGTGACCAATCTCGATTCCAGTGGAGGGTATCGGGAGTTCATCGCTGGATTCCGGGACGGGGGCGAGGTGTCCTTGACCATGAACTTCACCAAAACTGGGTTCGATGACATGAACACGGACTTCGAGTCGGACTCTTCGGTCAACTACCAGATCGTTCTGCCCGACACAGGGAACACCACCTTTGATTTCGCGGCCTATGTGACCAGCTTAGGCATGTCTGTGCCCACCGATGACAAGGTCACGGCTTCGGTGACTCTTAAAATCACCGGCCAAGTGACGATGTCTAGCTAACTGATGCGCAAAGGAGGAATGACATGAGCGAAGACATGAAGGTCCTAACCAGGGATGATATTCTTAGTGGATCTGCGGAAGAAGTGAAGATTGAGAAGGTCTGGGTCCCAGAGTGGAATGGGTATGTGTATGTTAAGGAGATGACGGCGAGAGAGTTGGAAGAATTTGAGGAGGCCATCGCAGGGGACAGGCGGGGGGAAGGGCTTGTACGGGCGGCCCTGGTCGCGGCTTCGGTTGTAGACGAAAAGGGCAAACGCCTCTTCTCCCAGGATGACGTGGCTGAGCTTGCGAATCGTAAGGGGAAGGCTCTGAGTCGAATCTTCATCGTTTCCCAAAGACTCAATAGTATGGGGGAAGAGGCGGAACGGAACTTCATTGAAAATTTCGACGAAGGCCAGGGCGAAGATTCCTCTTCCGTCTAGCTCTGGCCCTCGGAAAGACCGTGGATGAATTATTGTCGAATATTTCAGCGAGGGAACTCTTAGAGTGGAGGGCCTACAGTATGGTGGAGCCTTTTGGGATGGAGGAGCACTACCGAAGGACGGGGATCATCGCTTCTATCCTCGCCAATGTCCACAGGAAGAGGGGCTCCTCGCCGTTTAAGGTCGATGATTTTGTGCCCGAGCGTTACAAATACCCTTCCACTAAGAAACAGAAACTACAGGAAATAAAATCTATTCTTTCCTCGTTGGCGACGAGAAAGGTCAAACGGAATGCTTGATCTTGGCAATATCGTAGCACACCTCGTCGGGGACTCCTCCAAGCTAGAGGTTGCCGTCCGGAAGGGCAAGGGCCTCCTGCGGGGGTACGAAAGGGCGGCAGATTCTTCCCTTGGAAAATCTAGCCGAGCCTTTTCTTCCTTGGGCCGCTCAGTGACCAAGGGAGCAAAGACCGCCGCCTCCGCCGCACGGACCTTTAAGACAGCCATGGTCAAATTCGACACCACTGCCCATTCCATGGCGCGGACGGTGGGGCGGTCTTTCGACAAAGTGTCCGCAGAGGCCAGTGCTCTCCAGGGACGTCTTTTGGGCCTTCAAGGGACCGTGCTCCTATTGGCGGGTGGGTACGGAGTGACCAGACTTGCCTCGGGATTCCTCGACACAGCCACGTCCTTCGAACAGATGCGCTTGAAGCTGGATGCGCTCACTAAGGGCAAGGGCTTGGAGACCCTAGAAGCCATCAACGCATGGGCCTTGCGCATGCCTGTCAATACCCAGAAGGCCGTGAACACCTTTGTGATGATGAAGGCCATGGGTTTGGATCCCACCATCCAATCTATGCAAACCTTGGTGGATGTCTCCGTTCTCTTCGGTGAGGACGCGATGCCGAGGGTGGCCCGCTCCTTGGGGCAGATGAAAACCTTGGGGAAATTGTCCGCCGAAGAACTCAACCAATTGTCCGAGGCAGGGATCAACGCCCGCAAATACCTTACTGAGGCCTTTGGGATGTCGGTGGAAGAGATCCAGAAGGCCGGCATCTCCATCGACCGAGTCATAAAGGCCATAATGCGGGGATTAGATAAGGATTTCGGGGGTGCCGCTGAACGGGCCATGAACAATTGGCAAGGGCTGACGGCCGCCTTCCAGAGCTATGTCACCGAGATCCAAAGGGAGGTCATGTCCGCAGGGGTATTCAGGGCGTTGAAGGACGAACTGTCCAGCATCAACACCGAGTTGTCTAACTGGCTCGAAAACAATCGCGAACTGATCCGCCAAAAAGTTCCTGAGTATGTAAAGAATGTGAGAGAACAAATCAAAGATACTTGGAATTTCATCAAAGCCAACGAGTCTATGCTGGAGTACGGCTTGGTGGGCTTAGCCTTACTGGGGCGTAAGGGTTTGCTGGTTGGTGCGGCAATAGGCAAATTCAACGACTACCTCAAATCCACCATCGGACAACGGGGAACCGAGTTTGAGGCTCTGAGCAAGAAGGTACAGGAAGCCAAACGCCACCTAGCCGATCTTCGGATGGAGCTGAGCAGCCTTAATGAGGAGGAAAGTCCAGAGGCCCTTTCCGACGATCCAGCGAGAAGGGCTCAGATCATAAAAGACATTGAACTATGGACTGCCCGACTCAATACCGCGCAGGCAGCTTTGGAAGGCTTTAAGACTCAGGTTAAAGCCGTCAAGGATCTCACCGCTCTTCAATCCGCAATGATGGAAGAGTCGGATTATATTACGAAGGGTTTGTCCCCCGGCCCGACGACGAGTCAGGGGAAGAATGGGGAGGAAAAGAAGAAAAAGAAACCGACGCCCTTGGAAGATTGGTGGCCTGCCTACATGAACCAGAAAAAACAAGAATATCAAACTTTGCACGACCAACTCTATGCCTTCCATGAGGTGGAACTTGCTGAGAAGCAGAAACACATGGAGGAAATGTCTCAGATAGATCTTCAGGCGTTGGAACAGAATGAGCAGCATTTACAGACTATGCTCGATAATGCCCATAAATTCTACGGAAATTTGGAAGATGCGAACCGCCAGTACAACAATACCGTGACTAGTATGGACAAGAAGATGGCGGACAAGAAGAAAGAGCTGTCCAAAGACGCATACAACAACGCCGTCTACTTCCTCAACCAAATGGGCAAACACAGTAAATTCGCCTTTAAGATGAGCAAGGCGATAGCCATAGCCGACGCCACTATCAAGGGCATTCAAGCTACCATTGACGCCTGGGAATGGGGTATGAGGCTAGGCGGTCCTTGGCTGGCAGTAGCTTTTGCGGCTGCATCAGCGGCTAAAACCGCCGCGGACATCGACAAAATCAGGAGCATAGATGTCGGCTCTTCTACCGGGGTCAGTTCCTCAGGGGCTGGAATGCCCACGGCCGCGGGGGGCGGATACGCGGCCGAAGGGGAGACCTTCGACGAAGGCGAAAAGAGGGGCAACCTGATTATAACGGTCCATGGCGATTTCATCGGGGACGAGGCCTACATCGAGAAGATGGCTGAAAAGATTAGCGAAGCGGTGGAAAACAGGAACGTCACGCTGATAGCCAGCCACGCCGTGACTGCCGAAGAGGTACAATAAAATGGCATTGGCAAAAATAGTATACAATAGCAAGACGGTTAATTTCGGCATCAAGCCCGATTCACTACGGTTGAATATGTCAGAAGACATGAGTCAGAGGCAGACCGGATCGGGGAAGACAGTAACCTCTGCTCGGTTTCATGCCATCGAGTTTGATGTTAATTGCATAGGCACCGAATCGCAGATGTATGATCTTATTGGTTGGTGGTCTTGGGCTAGGCAGGGGAAAACGTTTTCGTTCGCTGTTGATGGTGATGAGGTGTCGGATACCGATCTTTCCTCGGCGGCATCCTCCGGACAAAAAGATTTGCTGGTTGATTCAGTAAGTGGATTTTCCGTTGGGGACTTGGTTTTGGTAAGGGCGGAGGATAACGACGATGAGTTTGAAGTAATAGAGATAGATTCGATAACGGCTGATCCTGCTACGTTGACAGCCACCGAAAACTTGGTGTTTTCCTATTCTATTGACGACACGGTCAGGCATTTATTCTATCTGCCTTCGGCGGTCGCTACCATGAAAAAGTTCAGCCCTCGACGGATGGCCAATACTAGTTATTATTCGTTTAGTCTTTCGGTGAGGGAGGCTCTGTAATGAGAGCGTCCAATGCAACATACGACACTAACGCTGCCTACGACTACCAGCGTGTCGTGTATTTGATTCACTTCGATGGTGAGACGGCCGATTATGTGAATCGGAAAATTGGATCTCCGACCAATACCCTTAAACAATATCTTATGAAACTCACCGGACTTTCACAGTCGGTCGTTCCGGAAGAAGGCCGCGCGTCAATAGGGAATGTTGTTGCTACCATCGCAGATGTGGACGATGAAATAACGGCCTTATTGGCTACCGATAACTATTATTTTCACAGGCGGAAAACCACGGTTAAGGTTGGTTATGTAGGCATGAACGAATCTGATATGCTCACTATTATGACCGGATGGGTTACCGGCCTAAAAATGACAAAGGATTTGGATGCCTGGGAATTTACGATAACCGACCCTCAACGGTGGATGCAACGTAAAATCTTTCGTGGTGCCGAAGATACTTCCGTTTCCATCCAAGGGAACCCCTTGAATCTTTTGCTGGCATTGTTGACCTCTACTGGCAACGGTACAAACGGTGATTATGACTGGTATGAGTCTTCAGTCGGACTTGGCATGAGCACCGATTACATTGACGTCACCGACATTGAGTCTGTCAGGGATAATTGGTTTCCCGGCGATTCCAACTATATGAAATTTACTATCACAAAAAGAGAAGTTGCCTTGAAATGGTTTCAACGTGAGATATTCAAGCCGTTGAACATTTACCCTGCCATTACTGGTGAGGGGAAGTTTACGGTTAAACCATTGAAACCACCTATCCCAGCCATCCAGACGGTCCAGACATTCTCAGATTCAGACATGATTGGGCCCCCATCTTATGACATGAACCTTGACGCCATGATAAATGAGGTTGAGTTTTTCTATGATCATGATGGCGATGAATTTCAAACCCAAAAGTTTGATGTAGACGGCACCAGTTTGAACAACAGGGGGCCTGGCTCGAAGGTGCTGCAAATAAAGAGTAAGGGGTATCACAGCAGCGATCCGCATACCACGGATGCGGTAAGTAATAGAATTGCCCATGTTTTGGAAAGGTGGTCCACGCCGCCCCTTGCCATATCGTTTAAGACAACATTTGATAAGTGGTTGTCGGAACCGGGCGATGTGGTTCCCATTACTCATTCGATGTTACCCGACGTTGAGGCCGGAACGAAAGGTCTGTCCGATTACTATATGGAGATAATCAATAGGAGCGTCGACTGGCACAATAACCTGGTAACGATGAAATTGTTGGGTACTGGATTTGATAGGGGGTCCTACGGTGCCATATCGCCGATAATGACTATCACGTCAGGAAGTTCCGGAACCTCTTGGAGCGTCTCGGTTGCGGATGCTGCTAAGTACGAGGAAGGTTGGGAAGTCAACATCTACGATTCCGCCATGAGGAAAAAGGCCACTGTAACCATACTGACAATAGACACGGAAACGGGGGACATAACTTCCGATGATATAGGAGAAACGCCACAAGCTGGTTGGGTGGTTTCTTTCGCGGATTATAGCAGTTGCACGGATGAACAGAAACGATGGGGATTTGTTTTCACGGTAGGGATGGCACAGGCGTCCCTCATCATACCATAAAGGAGGAATGCGATGTCCTTTTGGTCAGGTTTATTCCAATTGAGGACTATACTAGATACTGAAACGGATGGTGAGAGTCCCCTTAGCCAGGCTCTTATGGATCAGATCCGTGAGAATATTGAAGTGTTGTTTATGCTGGTCGCAGGCACGGGGCCTGGCGGTCAGGCAAGCTCCGACCCTCCCAACGACACCACCGGTTATTTTTATGATGCCGCCGCCGGCTGGTCCGACGATCAGCACAACGGCAGGACCCTGCTCATTACCTCCGGGGCTGCCAAGGGCAATATGTATACCATCGACGACACGGATGCTGCTAACAACCGTTTAGTCTGTACGGGGGACAACCTGTATGCCGACGGGGTCCGCAGCGGGGACTATTATGCCATATTGATGGATGTCTTGAATAATCCGTCTTGGGGGCATAACCACGATAACGTGAACAGCCGGGAGGTGGTGCTGCCCGACGGCACGGTGTCGGCCTGGTCGGGTGAACGCGAGGTCTCTGGTTCACAAACGGGCTACGACACGACTAATGCCAAACATATTCGTATTTTTTATCCCGGCACATTTACACATTTGAAATTCTCCGCAGAAATTAAAGCCGATTCAGGTGATACCGCCTATTGCCGGCTTTCGGATGGAACAAACGACTCATCGGAGGTATCTCGTGGAAGCACCACTTATGGATGGCAAGATTCCTCATCATGGAACATTAGCGGATTAGGTTGGACTCCCAACTCATGGCAAAGTTTATATGTTCAGGGTAAGTGTTATGCAGGAGGGGGCTGGTGGATTCGCGGGGTTAACATCGTTTGGGCCAATAGTTAAATGGAGGCCAATCATGATTAACAATGCTACGGTTTTTGTATTATGTCAGATGGTTGGGGACAGCACCACCATTAAAGGATTGTTCACCTCTGAGGAGCGGGTCAAATCCGCAATATTGGAAGGCAACTGGTTGATTGTTCCAGTCAAAGTAAATCAATTGGCGGATGTTACTTTATCGGATAAAGCCCCTGGGGCCTTACTGATAGAATAAACCAAAGAAGAGTCGCTCAAGGAACTGGACGATAAATATAAGGCCTTGGAGGCGCGCATAGCTGCTATTGAAAAAGCGAAGTCCGATCTCGGAGGAACGTAGTTAGAGGACACGTGAGCCCCTTTGGTGATAGTATAATATAAGAAAAAGGGGATAAGAAAAACATGAAAACTGATTTCAGTACTGATACCAAAATGAGAGCAATTAACCTTGCCGATGAGCATTGGGAATATGTTCGCGGCGTGATAGAAAGGGAGCACCCCAAGTTGTCCGAGACTTCCCCCGAGGCGTTGACATCGTACCTGGAGGCAATTGAGTACCACTTTAAAACCGCATTCGTTCACGGGTACAAACATGCTATAGAAGACATATCCAGTCCATAGGCAGACAAGAAGAAATAGAGGGACACTCATGAGAAACTCAAAAGCCAAGAAACTGAGGAAAATGATATACGGGGACAAATCAATCAGAGGCACCGAGTATCGAATCCATATCGCCGACGGACATATCATCGCCGACGATACCCGCCGCCTATACAAGAAAGCGAAACGATCTAGTTATATGAAGGCTTGATATGAAACCCGGTACCCAAGGAACTATTATTTTCGTGGTGCTTCTGTTTGTTTGCAACTTGCTCATAGTCACGAGTCTTTTTTGGCTCAGTGGGATGATTTCTTCGCAGGATGAGGGAGCTCGATCCTATTATCAGGTCAAGATCCTGGCCCCCGAGGAGCCCACAGAAGAGAACATAAACAGATGGCTAAAGAACCACCCAGGATGGGAACCCATTTACATCAACTGGGGGTCTTATGTGGTGCCCCACTTCTGGGTGAAGAAAGAGTTTATTAACCACCGGCGTAAGAAAGGGTTGAAAAGTGTTTCAGTGAAATAGGCGAGCCACAAGGTCACACGCCCTCCCCTCACTAAGGCCGGGGGAGGGGAGGGTATTTCAAACTCTATGAATGACTAGATAAGGGGAAATGTTATGACATATTTGATTCAAGGGGGAGGGAACACTTGCGAGGATTGCCGGCGGGGATTGGGAATACATGTTACAATGGATTATGAGACCCACACAGAGTATTTGTTAACCTGTAACCGAGAAAACAGCTCACACTACGGACACGCAATTGTTGTATTTCACCCTGCCTGTGCATTATTTGAACCAAGAAAGAACGAAGTATAAAATGGGAGAAATTGTGGTAATAGTGGATAGGAGCGTATAATGAAGAAAATAATTGGGTTGCCAGAAGATCATTGGAAATGTACGTATTGGGCATATAAATTTGAAAATATGACTGATGATCACGGAAACACTGATGAGCACGAAAGCATAGTAATGCACCCCATGCCCTCCGTTTTGGCGTTACATGTTGAGTTATCTTTTACGGTTGTTCCTTCCAAACTTCAAGAGGCTTGTGATGATCTTAACAAATTGATTTCTTATTTAGAGACACATAATGAAAATAGTTAGTGTTACTGGGATTACCAACAGGTGCGGGGATGAACAGAATTGAAAGCGAATATTAATAGGAGTCTGTAATATCAATCTTTCCGAGAAAGGAGAAATTCGATGGATGGTAAAGTGGTTATCGGGGGATATGAGTTTGATAAGGAATGTCCCAAGGAATGTCCTGGGCATGGGGAGCACCTTGAACAGGGTGGTCTGTGTCATAGGTGCCCAATTTTTAATTGTCTTCCTATTCCTGGCAGTGTTGATGATTTTGTTTTATTAAGGCCTGATGAATATCGGAATGATTGGGCAAAGGCGTGGAAAGAATGGTTTGATAAAGGCATGGTAGGGTTTCCCGATCTTCGTATTTAAGCAACAAACCAGAAGAAAAATTGCGGTGAATAGCATTCGTATTATAGAGGTGTTAGATAACCGAATGAAAATTGTTATTATTCCCGGACTTGGGGCAACCCCGGACAATATAGATGATGTGATTGCTTCTACAGGGTTAGACGAAATAACACTACGTGATACGAATATTGATTACATAAGAAAACACTCGATAACAGGCGGTTATGAAGGTTCGTCCCGAGGTGATTTGGAAAGACATCTGTCAAATTTAGGGTGGAAACAATGGAGATACGATGAAAATATTTGGCTGAAACCCGGTCACAAATGTTTTTCAGAAACAATTCCTACTAGCAGAGAAATTAGGGCATTGTTCGCTCGGCGCCGAATAAGAACGCGGATAAGAACTTCTACTATTAGCATATAATATAAATTTTAGAGAGGAAGCCCAAGATGATCAAATCACTGGTAAATGCTTTCAGGGAAATCGTAACCGGTGAATGTTTCCGGCAAAATGAATGCGGGCGTTGTCGCCGTTGTAAAAAAGGTGGTTTGAATCAGAACCTCACGTTACTATGGTAAATCGTTACCAGGGTTGTTTTGCTGTCTGCGAAAAATGTTGGCATGAACTGGGCACCTTTGGAAAACGGCTACCCTATTATAGGATGTTGTTGGATGAATGGGACAAAAGTGGATTACCTCCATGCAGTTTGTCATACAGGAGGGATTTGATGAGTGCGCTGGCCAAGGAATCGTGTGAGGATTACCTGAAGAAGTTAGACAAGGAAAAGGAAAAGATGGTAAGTTCTCTGTTCTCCTGAAATCCTTATTTTCCATGGGAAGGATGATGAAATGACTAGGGCAGATAAAGATGTCGAAAACGTTTGTGGTAATTGTCAACATTCTGAATATAACTACACTGGCTCAGTTAAGGCATGTGCCTGTATTTCATCGGACCATTTTGGTCATTACATAACAGACGATCACCCAGCATGTAAAAAATTCGTTTCCAAGGCCGAGAGGAATGACCATGAAACTAACAGCCTGTGATTATTGCGGGAAGGTGGGCAGCGATGTGAAGAGTCACCGTTTTCCATATGGGAGAACCCTCGATCCATCGGGCAATGGGTACGATGACATCACCATTTCTTTCGACGCCTGTTCAAATTGTTATGCCGAGATTTTGTGCGATGCCTTACGTGATGCCGTAATCAATGGCGTCATGAAGCGTCGTGCTGACAACAAAAAGCAAATTGAATACGAAATAGGCGAGCGGATAAGAAGGGCGATAGGCAAGAAGGAAAAGGCAAAGCTAAAAAATTCCACTTCATCTCTTTCGATAAAGATAGATCCTGTGAGTCTTTTTGAGGATGAGGTATTCTTGGACAGATTAACCCAGAGGATAAAAGACAGCATGAAGAGCGATCCCGATTAGGAGTAAGAAAATGCATGTAGTCGATCCCAGTGCCATTGTTCCTGTATCCGTTTCTCAGGTCCTGCTGGCATCGTTGGTGGTTTTGTGTGGTTTGTCCCTGCTAACCGTGGGACTCATAAAATTCATCTTGGGTAAGATCATCAAGGATGTTGAATCCGAAGAGCGCGTCACCAGCGATATGATGAAGTCGATAAAAGAAAGCATAGATGTTTTGGGCAGGTCATTCGTTGATTATAAGGATTCATGGCCACAAAGGCGCGAAGCATTGTTAGAAACCTTTGATCATATATGCGATAGGAAACAAGAGGCATGTTCAAAACTAATGGAACAACGCATAACTAATTCTGAGCTTTCTATGCAGACAACCCTTGCATCAATACAGAGTAACCAGGAACACCTTTGCGGCATGGTGGAGGGGATGAGAAAGGAAATCGACGCCAAGTGGAAGGAGATAGAACGAAATAGAAGAGAATTATCGGACAGGATAGACAAACTGGTGCTATCTAATAGGCAGAGTGAGCGGGAATTTGGTGCGATATGAAATGCCTTATTATAGATGGGGTCATGCAGTGAATATGGCATTCAGAAAAATAACACTGGTAACGTCTGCTGTCTTGGGAATAGGCGGCGTTATCAGTTTAGGTGCCGCAGTGGATGAGAGACATACCCACCAAGATGTTACACGTCCCGAATTTATAACTGTCTGCAAGAACGTAACCTCCCTGATGGTTTGGCGCGAACAACAAAACCTTTTCAGTGCTCGTGAGAATGTCCAAAGGCAGATTTGGAACCTGCAAGATCGTTGGCGCGGTAAGGAAATGCCCCAGTCTGCTATTGACGACCTAAGGTCGTTGAAGCAGCAGAAGAGTGACATAGACAGAGATCTGAACGAAGTTATTCGCAAGATAAGGAAAGAGGCTGGTGACAGCATATACAAAACGAGGTAAAAGACCATGTCAATTTCATGGGATAAAGTACCGCATTTTACCAGGGAAGAATTTGACGATCCCCTTTACCCAGGATCGGGAGATTTTATTGACGGCGTGTTGTTGCATCTTTTGGTTAAGACGCGACTCGAAACTGGTTGGTTCATGATAACACACGCTGCAGTTGGTGGGTGCGTGGACGTTGACGGCAAGCATGGGCACAGTCCCCATTCTTATCATCGTAAAGATATGGGATGTAAAGCATGTGATTTTCATTTCAAGACTAAGGTTTCACCAAGAGAGCAATTTTATGTTTTGATGCGTATGGGGTTTACCGGCATCGGGGTTTATTTTGACTGGAATTGGGGTGGTGAGCTCCTGCCGATAGGGTTTCATGTTGATACCAGGCCGCGTATTTGTTGCCAGGTATGGACACGGAGAAACGGTAAGTATATTTATTTATTGGAGGGTTGATTTATGGATTGGAAAGACGTTGGCCGATCTATTCTGAGTTTCGCACCTGCTATTGGAGGCGCTTTGTTGGGTCCGCCTGGTGCCGCTATGGGTGCGGGGGTGTCGGCTTTGGCGAAAGCACTGGGTGATGATGAGAGTAACATAACACCGGAGAAGGTACTTAGTAAACTACGTACCGAGCCCGAGGAGACCGCCCGGGCCCTCACCCGGGCGGATCTCGAATACGAACGCGAATTGACCCGACGTCTGGACATCGTCAACCGCACCATGCAGGCAGAAGCCAAGTCGGAGCATTGGCCGCAGTACTCATGGCGCCCCTTTTGTGGCTTTCTGTGGCCTGTTGCCGTCCTCGGTATCTACGTGCTCCTGCCGCTTGCGGGAAAGACGGTGCCCGAGGTGCCCCAGTGGATCTGGCTGGGCTGGGCGTCCATCCTGGGAGTGTCCGCATGGCACAGGGGCAGGGAGAAACGTGCGCAGGCGGGGGATGTTGAAGGAGTTCTGGGTAGTGTGATCAGGGCGATAAGGGGGTAGGGAGATGGCAATACTTTCATTGACCAACCAGAAGACTGCACGAGACACCATAGCACCAAAGATCGCAAACCTTCAGAGTGCTATGGAGACCAGGAAAGAAGTCTGGCAGCGGCTCCCCATTGAAAAGAAAAAGAAATGGATCAAGTCCGGCAAGGACCCTATCATGACGCTGGCGTGGAGTATTTATCGCTACCTGGACCAAAACTTCTTCGGGGAGGTGGAAGACGATGGCTAACTATAGTTTTAGAGACCCGGTAAAAGAAATCCCTGATGGTGCGGTGATCAATAGCGGGAACTTTTCACAACTGGTTCCCGGCACGGAGATCCTGAAGGATAAGAAACTCACCATCAATGGCGGCAACTGGACCAATGTCAAGAAGCAGCCTCAGTGGACGGTGAACGGAGGAAACTGGACGCAGATAAGTCGGTGCTCTCACCTGCACCCTGAATGGGTCTCAAGGGGCTTGCCGAAGTGCTCGGTTGAGTGTGAGCATCTGGTGGAAACGGATGAAATCAGGATCGACGGTGAGTTGATTGATACTGTCTACCATTACAAAGACAAGGTGATAGAATAATGACTACCTACTATGTAGACCCGACGGCAACAGGCTCGGATGATGGTAGCAGTCAGGCTGATGCGTGGACCAGCCTACAGCGCGCCATTGACGGCACTGGGGGGACGCAACCGACAGCAGGAGATACCGTCCTGCTCCGGCATACGGGATCTCCAAATGATGAAACGCCCTCCGCAGAAATTGACTTTGACGGAAACGGAGGAGACACCACAAATGGGTATGTTAGCTATATTGGCGTAAACTCTTCTTGGGAAGAGGACGGCACCAGGTACGTGATTGATGGGGGAAGTCTCGGAGCCGGGCTGAGTCTTGCTGTAGGCTATGACACTGTTGACAGAATATTCATTGCGAATGTGGAGTTTAACAATGCTAAGGACAACGCCTGGGAAGCCTCGGGAACATATCCGGAACATTGGGTATTCTACAACTGCATCTTCTCCGGAGCAACCAACGCTGCGTTTGATACCTATTTTCAGAATGTTACCTTTATTCGGTGCGCCTTTTTGGATAATGGTGGAGATGGGTACTATAGACCCCTCTCAGGGAGATTTATCCACTGCGCTTTTATGGGAAATAGTGGGAACGGTTTCGGAAACTATCATTCTGGTTGTGTTCTTATCGGTTGTTTATTTCACGATAATGGTGGAAAGGGGATAAACTTTTCCCATTCCGGAGCGTATGGCTTTGATGTATTAATGCACAATGTAGTTGACGGTAATACTGGTGATGGGATTTACCATAATGGAGATCTAATAGATTTTTATATCGGAAACAGAATCACGAATAATGGTGGTTATGGCATTAACCTGGAAGGTGCGTCCCATAGGCTCTTTGACAGCTACAATTTTATTCAGAACAATACCAGTGGCGCAAGAAACGGTTCCCCGTTAGGACAATACGGATCATTGACTTCCGGGACGGAAGGATATGAGGACAGAGCTAACGACAATTTTAATTTGACGTCGTCTGCATCGCTGAGACGGACTGCGGTATCAATTCCAACTGCTCCGACTACTTAAACAACATGGCAAACGAATACTACATAAGTGCAGGACTGGTTCCGATTGACAATAGCTCCGGGGCAACTGCGAACACGTACTATATCTCTGCGGGGCTGGTGCCGGATGATGAGGCTTCTTCGAGTTCAAGCAGCTCAAGTGCCTCTTCTAGCAACAGTTCATCATCGTCTAGTACCGGCTCCAGCACAAGTTCGTCTAATAGTTCGTCAAGCTCAAGCAGTAGCAGTTCGACCTCATCCAGCAATTCAAGTTCATCCAGTTCTACCAGCTCAAGTACCAGCACCAGTTCAAGTTCTTCATCTGAGTCAGTGTCGTCTAGCACAAGTGTATCGAGCAGTTCATCGAGTACCAGCAGTTCGGAGTCGGTTTCATCAAGTTCCAGTAGCACAAGTTCGAGCAACAGTTCATCTAGCAGCAGTCATAGTGTTTCAAGCTCAAGCTCTTCACATTCATTAAGCTCTAGCAGTTCATCTAGCAGTACCAGTTCTTCCGAGAGCAGTAGTTCATCATCGGAGTCCAGTAGTTCATCGTCGGAATCCAGCAGTTTTTCATCAAGCACCAGTTCGAGTTCTAGTAGCACGAGCAGCAGTAATTCAAGTAGCAGCAGTTCATCATCTACCAGCACAAGTTCGTCCACTAGCAGTTCGTCGTCTAGCACCAGTTCCTCTAGCAGTAGTTCATCATCGAGTTCTGAGTCAAGTTCTAGTAGCAGTTCGGAATCTGTTTCTAGCAGCAGCTCATCCTCATCGCTGTCTTCATCGTCATTGTCTTCCAGCTCATCGTCTTATA